GAAAAGAGCAAGGCCGAGTATGAAGCCTTGAACGCAGCGAATGCAGCGACTCAGCGTGGGATTGTTGAGAAGGGTTACAACGAACTTCCTTCTTACGACAAAGCCGGGAACGCAATAGCTGAACGGCAAATGCAGGAAGTTCTAAAGAACGTGTCTCGGTATAAATTAGGAACCGGAACACCTACGAGTCTTGGTGGGGATGAATCAAGAATCTTAGCCCAAGGCGCGGCTGACGTAATGCTGCCTTTGAAACAATCCCAGATTGCCAGACGCTACGATCTGTTCGGGAACGAAGCGAATGTCGAGCGCGGGCTGTACGGGAATGAACAGAATCGAGTAGCGACTTTCAATCCGTATGTCGCAGCTCAGGAGTTTGCCGCTCAACAAGGAACCGCTCAGCAACAGTTCCAATCAGGACAAGCGACAGCCCAAACGATTCAGGCTTTACGCGAGAGAGTGGCGGGGTTGACGTATCAACAAGCCCTACAGTTCTTCAATTTAATTGGGGTGCCGGAACAGATTCGCGCACAGGTTTTGGGTGAACAAATCAACAATCTTGGTAAGCTGGCTCAGTTAGAGGACCAGAGCAGATACAGATCGCTTCAGGACAAGCTCGGTGCAAACTTGTCTCAACCGCAATATTTTGGATTTTCTGCGCCTGGATTCCCCGCGCCACCGAGGTATAACAATTCACCTCCCTATGTTCCACCAATTGCGCCACCCTCAACCGCGACTTTGGCAAATCCGCGTCGAGGCAATGAACCAATCGTGATAGCGCCAAACTATGGTTACACTGGTGAACGCGGATACGTCCCAAGTCAATACAATCGGAATCTTGGCGGATTGGATCTGGGACCGGACAATCAGTTTTATCGGACGCAAATTAATCCCGCGACCGGAATGCCCATTTCCGTGCCGGTGACAGGGACGAATATTAACCTGCCAAACAATTATGACTGGGGGCGTTCAGCGGCTGATCAAGAAGCCTACGCAGCGGCTCAGCAATTCGAATAAAATATGATCCCATCATTCATGCCGGTAATTGGATCGAGCTTTGACGCAATTGCGGGACAACAAGCGGGTTGGCAAAATTTCAATCGAGGTGTAGAGGAGAATAACATTGCTCGTGCCGCCCAAGCCCAACAACAGCAGAATCAATGGCTGGCACAATTGGCCGCGCTACAACGGCAGGACGAAGAAGTGGCAATGAAAAATCGGGCATATTACGACGCGCTGGATTATAGGCTTGGCGAGGACCGGGAACGAAGCCGTAGGTTTGATATTGACACCAAGCTGAGTGAGCAAAAATTGGCCGATGACAAGAACAGGTACAAATGGCATGAGGATATTCGCAATGCTGACACCAAACAGCAAATGACGGCTATTGAGAATTCGGCCAAGTTCCTAGCCAAAGACGCAAGAGATTATGCTGAACAATTCAAGGACGCCACAGGAGAGCTTCGGGATGCGACTCAAACACTTGATAAATCAGCGAGCAGCATCAAGCCGAGTTCGAGAATTACTTTCACGAAAGCCCGTCAATTTGCGCCGGTTGATATATTGAAAGACGATGTGTTGGCGAGACAGGAAGCAAACGAGGCAAATATAAGACTCGCTTCTGACAAAGCCCGATACGATCAAGCTGTGCAGAATTATCAATTGCACCTGTCAAACTGGAACGACTTGAAAAAGCGGGCCTCCCTGGAGCAACTGCAAGTCGGTGATGATGGAACCGTTTATTCGAAATTCCATGACAAAACCTTTGGAAGCCCCCTTAAAGCTCCAGTGACCGAAAGCAAGCCCGTGGATGAAACGCCCGCAGAGATCCCGTCATGGCTGAAACCGATTGATACGGGTTTTATGAGTGGCGCTATCGGAGCGCCGACAATCCCGGGCGTGTTTGCTGGTGCCACAACCACTACCGGAACTTTCGCTCCACCGGATTCCCCCAACCCCGCGACACGTCCGCGCCGGTATAACCCCGCTACGGGTCGAATTGAATAAATGCCACAGCAAATTGAGGTTCCTGAGATCGGTCTGGTTGAATTCCCTGATGAGTTTAGCGACGACCAGATCGTGCAGGCGATCAAGCGTGACGCTCTTGAACGGGAACGCAGCCAGATCCGCGATACCTCTACCGCACAGGAATTCTTTGGCCCATTGGCTCGCAGTCAAGGTCCACTTCCTTTAACCCTTGGCATCCCCGCTCTGTTCTCTCCCCGACCAGAGGAAGAAACTCAGGCTCAAAAAGACGAAGCGATACGAGCAGGTGAGGCGTTCAACACTCCTGAAGGGAAACAACGGTTAAAAGAGATTCAGGACAAATATCGTGTAGCGAATTTAATCGCCACCCCTGAAGCCAGAGCAAGACTCGCCCGTGATGAACAAGCGGAAATGGCTTCTATCGGTGTTCAAACCGTGGGATTGGATGAACCTGTTAATCTTCCGAAATTAACCGAGGAAGAAGGCAAAACCCTGTTTGGTGAAGGTCGATTAGGATCGGCTGCTGCTTCAGCTCAACGAGCGATAGTCGGGGCCGGGGAAGGATTTGTCAGCCCTGAAGGTGCCGGAATGTTCCTGCCGGGAGCGGTGGGGAAGGCTTTTGGACAAGCGTTCATGGCGCAAATGGTTAAGAGCATCCCTGAAAAGGTAGCTGAAGCTGCCGGGGCGTACTCAGCGGGAGACGTTAAAACCGGGGACACAGCTTTAATTGACGCGGCGGTGACTTCAGGAATGATTGCGGTGCCACATTTTCTGTCGAGGGGTGAGCGCCCACCAACACTTGAAGACGCTTTTGGTAAAGAGAACGCAAACGCGATTCGGGACGCGGTGAAACAAGGTCAATCATTCAGGCGCGAACCGACCACAGCGGGGATTGAGACAGAAACCCCCTCGGTATTTTTCCCAAGGGTTAGACAGACTCAGCCTTACGTCCCGCCAGAACCGGGGCCGATGACTCCCATTCCACCAATTAGACCTTCCCAGGGAAGGATAAGAATACCAGCACCAGAAAGGACAGAACCAAATGCCATTCCAATCAGAAGCCCAACGTCGCTACCTTTGGAAAACACATCCAAAACTAGCCAAGAAGTGGACCAGAAAATACAGGACACCGAAAAATCTACCCTATCACAAGCGGACGAAAACAAGAATCAGAATTCCGCGTTAACGCCTGGGCGAAGCGGGTCCGATTATCTTGGCCTCGGGTCCGGTTTGGTGGAGGATGCTGTGCTTCCCCCAATCAATAATCTGAAGATTCTCGATACGGTTGTCTCCTCGTTGCCCGTTGCGATGGTGAACAATCTCGGTGGGAAGGAGCGGGCGCTTAATATGCTGTTCCATTATCCATCGGTGCTCGGAAACCGACTTGCCGTTGATTTTCCGTCTGACATAGCGCCCCTTTCCAACAGCCTTAAAAGCGCAATTGCATTTTTGAGAACAAAACTTCCTACTTCCGACTTGGCTAGGGGAGACTTGGAAATGCTTACCGCACTGACCGCACTCGATAATAGTTTGGTTGAAGTTGGACGGGGATCGCCCGGTGACAGCCAGCAATTGGGCAGCCTTAATCTGGGGCAATCCGAGAAATTGGCATCGCTGGGAACAAAATCTAGCAGTGTGGATTCGGTAGGCCCTAAAGTGGAAGGTAGCGCCACAAAACTCGCAAGCCCTAGTCATCTAGACAAGGTGCATGTAGGCGATAGGAATAGCAAGGATTTACCAGTAGAATCTAAGGCACTAGAAAAGGTAGAGTTCAAACAGGGCGAACCTGTCAGGTCTGGAAAAATTGAAGGTGAATTAGCAATTTATGATGACGGTAGGGTTGCCATTCGAAACAAGTCGGGAGAATTCCCAGTCACAGCCGAGTCCATTGAAAGGTTGGAACCTTCCCCCGCCCCAGTACAACCCCCTGAAGTATTACGGGCTGGTGGATCTGGCAATGAAGGTGAAGCCAAAGCGCAGGAAGCGAAAGCGCCCAAGTTCAAACTCACATTCGAACAATTCCTAGAGGCACCCAGAGAAGGAGAGTTGTTGGACGCACTAAGAACCCTTCCCAAATCTGAACCAACCCCAGAGCAGAAAGCGGCCAAGGCCAAATATGACGCAGCGTCGGAAGCCGTGGACAAAGCTGGCCTGTCATGGATTTATGATCGCGCAGATCCAGCTAAGGCAAAAATGGTCGATGCGGGGCTGAGAAGGTTGCCCAAGTCCAAGAAGAAAATCATTGATGCTTATGAGTCAGCCCTAAACGAACAGACCAAGGCATATTCCGGCGAGCGTGAAACGCGACAAAAACAGCTTTATGACAAGGCGGTCGAGGCTGGAATTATCGAGAACCCAAAAGCTGTTGTTTCCGAACCAGAAATCAAACCGCCGCCGCCAAAAAACCCTGCAACAGTTGAGCCAGCAGACGTTCTCAGCCGCGAAAAGGTTGTCAAAATCTCACCCCCCGAAGGCTCAACGCAGATCCGTGTCACCGATACCAAAGGCCGTGTCTCCGTACAGCCTCTAACCGAGTTAAAGAAAGGCAATCCCTTCCAAGGGGTGGACATAGCCAAGATCGAAGCAGGCACAATCGAACGCGGGGGCAAGTTCAAACCCATGGCGGGAGAGGTTAAGGTTGAGGCAAAATCCGAAAAAGAAAATGCGACCAAGAAATCAACTGAGTCCGAGGTTAGTTCAAATGTCGAAGGAAATCAGCCGGGAATGGGCGGCTCTACACCGGAAACAGGTGAGCAAGGACGTATCCGACAGGATTTACAAAGCAGCGGAGCAGTTCTATGGACAGACGGTGGTGAAATCCAAAGAATATTTGATAATTCCAACCAACTCACTCGCCCTAGGACAAAGAGGCTTATCACCGGGACAGAGGTGCCAATACGTTCTGCTCAAGCGAAAGCGGATCGTGAGGTTTTTAATAAAACGCGGGTCTTCCTTGCGCGAAACGACCAAGGCAATGTATTGGGGCGAGCCTCCGACATTCTTGCCCACCGGCTCCTTTTCGCTTCAGGTAAAGAAAGCCCCTCATTACTTTCCGGGGAAAGGCTACCGAACCAAGTTCGTGAATCGGCTGATGTGCTACACGCACTCTTTGTAAAACTCAAAGGGTTGCGGGTAATGGTGCGTGAGTTCGGCCCAAAAGACGAAGCACTAGCTAGATATGAGACTCCAAAGGGGTTAGGCGATTTCATTTCAATCAACGCCAGAGAGCTGCGAAATTCGAATCTCTCCGATCCGGCAAATTCAGCACTATGGAACGCGGTGTTAGTTGAGGAGCTTTTACATTCCGCAACAGCGAGGGTTACAACCAAGAGCGAGATTGAGGCTGTTTGGCATTCTCTTTCAAAACAGGAACAGGCTCAGATTAGACAGGCGTACGATCCCGAGAATCGCCGTCCCAACATGAATCCGTACGAGTTGGGAATGGAATATACCCGGGTTATCTTACAGGACCGACTCAGCGGGAAAGTCTCCGAGCATCACGGTCCAATAACCAAAGCGTTCAAAGTCGTTCTGGAGCGTATCCTCAATTTCTTGCGTGAAGCTTTTGGTGAAAAACCCGAGAACGACATTGCACGCCAGATCATTGAACGAATCGAATCCGCAATCAAGGGCGAGAAACCAATTGAACGGAGCGTATTCGAACCCGGAGAAGACTCTATAGCGTCAGGGATACGACAGGGGGAGGAAAAGGAACGACTTCGAAACCGTCAGGTCATGGGCATTCGCCAAGGCCCATTACAGGAGGTCGAGAGCATATTCGAACAGCGCAAAGCCATTCAGGACCATTTCTTTAATGGAAGTTCCGAAGTAACCGAAGCCAACACCAAGAACGCTTGGGATATGGCTCAGGAATTAACCGGAGAAGGAGGAGGCAGAAATACTGGAATCATTTCTGCCATCGTCCGCGACGTGACCGGGAAAGAGTCTGTCGGCATGGCCCCAGCCTTGGCCCTGGTCGAACTTCGCAACTACGCCCTGAAGCTGGCCAACCAGGGTGATAGATCGTTAATGAAGTATTTGGTCGAGTCCCGAATTTCGGTCATGGACCCTGGTTCAGTCTTAGACCCTACTCAAGCTGGTCGAACCTTGAGAGCCTTAGCTGAATCCCAATCTCCATTCTGGGAAAACGTAATTCGAGTTACGAGAGAACGCGAGAAAGCGGCGGGCCGTGCTCTGGGTGTGGGTGAGGAATTGTTTCATAAGTTAATGGATACGGTCGAGAACCTGAAACTAAGCGTTGAGGAAGTCGAAGGCCGGATGCCGGAAGATTTAACCGGGAAGGTTAAGAGAAAACCCAAAGAGGAAGCCATTGAGGACGAAATGGAATCCGGCAGACAAGAGGACGCCAATAACGCGGAGAAAACCGCTAGATCGATTCTTCACCAGTACGAACTTAAACAAGGTGCGGAATGGTTGAAACCCGATCATAAAAATATCGTCCGTGAAATCGTCAAAGAATTTCTGACCCCAAAGAAAGGCGAAGAAAAAGCTTTAGCCGAGGAAAGTTTCACCCGCGATCTGACCGACAGATTGGTTGCGGTCGAAGTCAATCCCCGAACAGCCCGTGATTTAGCGCAGACAGTTTGGAATGAAGCGTACACACGTTGGGCTAATCGCAGAGTCAGGGCTATTAACCGCGCCGGGGAATCGGCTGGACCGTTACGAGGGTTAATCGAGGAAATCTTATCAACCCCATATCAAGCACAGCATGACCCAGCTTGGAGACAATCGGTGGCTGAACGTTGGTTCATGTCGAAAGGATTGACTCGTGAACAATCCGTTCCAGCGGCGAAAATGTTCAATCAACAATTCGAATCGGCCTTACAACAAGCCGCCGAACGCGTTGCAAGACGAGTCCTTGAAGGGAAAGCTGAACCTGAATCGATCAATGACGTGGTTAAAGCGATTCGGTTAGGACTGACTGATCCAAGTAAGAATTGGGCGGATACTATTGCTCAAAGAGAGGGGTGGAAGCCGTTAAGTCCTGAACAGCAGACCTTGGTTGCCAAGCTGGAACTAGAGCGGAACAACCCAGCTTTGTCCCCATCCGAAACGGCGAGCATTAACGAGCGTATGATGGCCGTGTTTCGTCACGCCGGGACTCGTCAAGGTCAGGTGATGCAGAGATTAGCCGAGAGTTTCACCAATAGTCTTCTTTCAGGGATACGGACCATGACGATTCAGCTTGAGCCGATCATAATGACGATCCGTGATTATCCCATCGCGGCTTTGACCGACCCAAAGAACGCCCTTAATTTCCTGTCCACGATCTACAAGTCGCACCGGGACAATTTTACTAAAGCACTGAAATACGGCTGGCAACATGACGCCTACGGGTTCCATCTTCAGGAAATAGATCGAAGCCATAACGCGCTTAAAACGTGGTGGGAAGATTTGGAGAAGGAATACAATCAGACCAAGAACCCTGCTAAAAAAGCGTGGGTCAGAGCGCGGCAGATTTACGCCTCTCAACAGTACGTTTCCCGGTTATTGAATAGCATAGACAACGCAATGATGGCCGGGGCGCAACCATGGAAACTGGCTTACTACTCCAGCATCGCTTTTAAAGAAGCCGGGATCAGCACCTCAAGAATCGGGGATCTGGTGGACGCTGTGAATCTCGGACGGCGAGCGGCCTACGAGGAAGCAATCAAAGGAGGAGCTGACCCGGACGCAGCAAGCCAACGTGCTGATTGGGCTATCCGGCAGATTGTTTCGGATTTTGTTAATAACGCAACTGGAAGCGAAACCCTTGGAGCCAAGGTGATCAAATCCGCTGAGAATGACGGCTATTCCATGGTTGGACGCAGAGCGCAAGGGATTAAAGAAATGGACGAAGGATTATTGTCCACTCCAATGAATCACGTCATGGAATGGCTTTCTCATCTTCGAAGTAAAGGCGGCGGGCCGTCCATTTGGTCCACGGCGATCTTTGGGTTTGTTAATATCCCATTCAGAACCGCTCGCTATTGGGCGCAGTTCAGTCCCTATGGATTGCTCCGTTCGGGAATACACGAATATCGGACCAATCGCGGATTAGATACCTTCTGGAAACAATCCTACGGGACAGAGCTTCAGGCCAGGGCGCGGTTAAGAGAAGCAATCGCTGGGACTGTGGTTCTGGGACTTGCCACAGCCTGGGGCGCGGCTAACAGCACGGCGGATGACAAAGCTGGAGAGGAAAATCTTGGACTTTACATCACTGGCGCTGGCCCAACCAACCGAGTTTTGAAAGACGCCTGGGCCAAAGCCGGGTGGAAACAATACTCGCTCAATTTTATCATCGGCGGTCATAAGGTTGCCATCCCATTAACGCGAGTTGGCGAGGCGATCATGTATCCGTTCATGCTCGCAGCGGCAGGGGATGACGCTAAATGGAAAATGAAAGAGGCTCAAGCTGCTGGCCGTCCCGCTCCCGGCCCGGTTGCGAATTATTTGAACACTTTGATTGGGGAATACTTTTCCATGAGCGGTCAACGAGGTGTTTTCCAAGGAATTAGTCAGATCCATGAGCTTACCAAAGGCGGAAACACCGTCTTAAAGGCGATTGCCAAGGAAATAGGCACGGTAGCCTCTGGTCTGGTGATGCCGTTTAAACAATTAGCCCAATCCGTGGCTGATATGTTCGTCGGTCCACTTGATTACTCAAGCGCCTCCAGCATCGTAGCCAATCAATTCCCAATTCTAGGACTTCCATGGCAACATGAAGCGGTCAATAGGTTCGGAGATACCATGTATGACCGTTCATGGTACGGAAAAATGGCCAGAACCGGCATACCGATAGCGATACAGGTTTCCAAAAACCCACAAAACGAAGCGATCTACAACGATGTTCTACTGCAAAAAGGCGTAGCACCCCCGGCCATCCTCCGATCCAAGCTTGAAGAACGATATGGACCCCTGACAAATGCTGAATTTGCCAAGTTTGCACAGATATCCGGTTATTTACTCAAGAAAACGGTCTTAGATAACGTTGAAGGACTCAAGAAAGCACCTTCTGAAGCCGTGGATAAGTTCCTAGACCGTGCTGCGACTCAAGCCAACACCCAAGCCGAGGCGCAAATGCAGCTTTTACGGGTTAAACCCAAAAAAGAGCCAGAATCAGCCGGTGGATCACCCCCTACAGCGTCGATTCGTGGCATATCCGGTCCCCCAGGTGGAAATCTGAGCCAAGCCGGGGGCGGATCGGTGGGTGGAGGCGCTTCCTACAGGCCAGTTTCTACCCGTCTAGGAGGCTCTACAGGCTCTCGCAGGCCGTCTTTGGGTAAAATCTCCCCATCCAGCCCTATTCGAAGCTCTAGAAGCCGATTAAGACGGTTGGTAAGCGGTAGATTACCGAGTCGGAGCCGGGGTAGGATACGAATAAGCCGACCCAAGAACCGGATTAGGCTTGGCAGACGGATTCGCTTAGCGTAGTTGTTTTCTATGCACTTACCCGGTCCCAGCCGAGAAACCCTAGCCCAACTTCATACGGATCTGCCGGGGATGGTGAGTGACCTTGAGCAGAAACGCCAATTCCGAGGTCAAAAGTCGTCTAAATTAGCCAAACCAACCAAGATTTGCGAAGTCTGCGGGAAAGGGTACGAATTCAAACTGATCACGAGCGGACTACCAGACATGGGCGGGTGCGAACCGTGCCGGAAACTGCTGAGCGAGGGTTGGGTTGCGTTCGTGGCCGACAACAGATATTCATTCGTCAAATCCGACCTTTCAGACATTGCCCATTGGCGAGGGCATGTTGTTCACATCAGTCCCGAACACATGGACACACTGGAGATTAGATTCAAACTCAAGGCCCTTGAAAAATCCGAGTCTGACCCAAAAGCTGGATAAGTGCCCCCCATTTCTCTGCTGGGTGATGGCCAAACATAGGCCAAGGGACAGGACTTTAATCCGAATCGCCTCTAAAGTTTCCTGGGCCAACGTTTCACTCAGGCAAATCGACCGATTCTTTTTCGCCTGTGGAGTTAATCCAAGCCAATTATCACGTCATAGACGGTTTCTGGCTCAACACAAGGATCTGGAGTTTCTAACCTCGAAACAGAAAGAGGCTTTTAGGCGGGCTTCAGCTAAGTGGTTACTAAGGAAAAGTATCTAAAACAAAACCGGGGTAGCGAGAACTCCTTCAACGCTACCCCGGACCTAATGAAACGACTCACTCAACAACTAAGGTGGATAACATAGGAGTAGGGTCATAGCAAACCTTTTTACGATTTTGGTAGGCTGCTTGCGTCGAAGTTTATCGAACTGAAGCTTACGTCGCCGCCTACCGCTGCCGTATTGCCCGGTCCTTCGATTGTAAGATCAAAATGTAGATACCTACCCCGTTCGTACGCATTCCACGACATAGGCCGAGACGGTCTAAGATTCTTACCAGCCAAGACAGTTACAGATTCAGATTCAGGGCAGGTCAGTTTAATTGTGCTCAGATCACGCCATTGCGGTGAGCAGATACCGTCAGTGTCATTCGAGTCTGAAATGGTAAATGAATTGGCTATTCGACAGCGGATAACAGCGGGCACGTCCTGTTCCGCAATATCAACTTGAATCGACACCTCTCTTAATCTCTTTTCTCGGTCTGTTAATCCCAGTGGGATAGGTCCGCGTAATCTCGAATTGTAACCAAGGATGAGATAGTTCGAATTATCCACCTCAACCTCTATTGTCAGGTCTGGTGGTAGATTGAGGACTTCACGGTAGAATACTGTTCCGATAGATTTGAGCGCCCAATCCAGATTGCTTGCCCCTATCAAGTTTTGAAATTCATTACATGAATCACTCGTTGGCGTGCGGCGGAAGTTAGTCAAGGCTGTGAATCCGGTATCAACAATATCACAGGTTCCGATCTGGGTTTGAGCGACCAGCGTGTAATTATTCGTCGTATTACCAATCGCAGGCCAAGAAAACCACAATTCATTACTCTCAGGTTTGAACTCTGCACAAGGCGAGGCGCAATCGTTTCCGCGAAGCAGAGTGTCTGCTTGAGTGAAAATAACTCCACTTGCATTGTACAGCCACGGACCCCAAGTGCTTCCCTTCTCATCTCCACGCTCAGGGGCGGCAACGAACGGCGAATATTTGTAAATTGCTTCTCTTGAAGCATAAAAAAAGCAACTTCCATCGCTCGTCAAAGTTTGCGGAAAAACCAGACAACCTTTTTGCGATCTTGGCTCGTTATACACCCTGGTAAATGTGAGCGGACTGTTCGGGTCCGCAACGACATTGATTCTCCAAATGGACCGCCTCGTAAAAACATACATCGCGCCGTAAAGCGGTGCAGCCGCTAAAATCTCATCCCCGTAATCAAGGTCTTGGAAATTAGCCAACGATCCACCTCCGACAGCATACGAAAGAGGCAGGTTCAAATCAGACCAGCGAATCCGGGTTGGTCTTTGAACCCCACCTTGGGTCATGTTCATTAACAAGATGAATCCATTAAACGAAACGACTACCTTGGCTGCTGTAACCTGAAGTGCTACAAGGTCAGGAATTGTCGAAGCCGAACCCGAGCCTAGCACATGCTGATAAACCGCGTTGGTTCCATTACCGATCACAGCAACATTTTGAAGGATTCCCATTTTCCATCGTGAACCGACTGCGCCTTGGCCGGTCAGAATATCGTTCCAAGAACCCGTGGTTTCCCCCAGCCATGCCAGCCATGATTCACTACCAGAAAATAATCTGCGCGTACCGGAATTGTCGGTAGTCTCTTGAAGGAACACGATTGGCTCTCGTGGCCCACCCTGATCGCGCCGGTCAAAATTAGGATATGGAGAAATGGAACTGTCAGCGTAGAACCTTTCGAACCCTCCCCTTCGCTTGAGCTGACCGGATGGGGTCATCTCCATATTGACTTTGGACCGGAAGAAACCTGGGGGCAGATCGGCTGGACGTGATCTGGTATCCAAGCCGCCAGTAGCAGCCATACTTACCGTGGTCCACGCGGACTTAGATTTGGCCATGTTGAAATAGCCGCGCCGGAAACGGTCTGGATTACGCTACTCTGAATTTGTCCATATACCAGCCAAAATCTCTGGCAAACATCTGCTGAAATCGTTCCCGCTCAATCATAATAAGGTGCCAATCCCTTTTTATCATCTCCTGAGCGTAGTTGAACTCTTTCAGATCGGTGATAGCCCTGAGTTTGACCATGAGGCTTGTTGCCGTGTCGTGTGGTAGCAGAACATGCATGGTAAACAGCTTATTGTATGTCGTTACTCCACCCGGGCAGGTCCATGGCTGGCGTTCACCCTTCTTGTTGAACACATGACCAGTTCCGTATGCGGTTATGATTCTACAATCGCCCCCGGACAGCCAGCTAGACAAGGACAGCATTTGTTCATCACAACCCCAAATCCGTAGATACCTCAGAGCGGATAATTTCAAGAACCATTCTTTCGAGCATAGATATGCCCCGCCCATGACGGCTCCTATTTCGTCATTATCTCCCGGGTTTTGCTTGTTCCAGACAGCTTCAAATACCTGACGTTTGGCACGGTTGTTTGGATCTATCCCGTCAAAGTTCATCCTTGCCCCGTAATAGAGCGCGGCGGGCGAATCCAAGCGCATATGCGTTGAATCCAGACCGATACAGGTTGTGCAAAAGATCGTCTTGGGATGGGCCTGTAACCGGGCCAGGGCAATCTCCAGCCAGCCAGCGGGGAATCGAAGATGGCTGTCGCCAAAAAGAACAAATTCAGATTCGGCATTTATCACCCCGATGTGGCGACTTGGACCCACCCCCACCCTATGTCGGTTCCGTATGACTTTGTTGGCGAGGTGCAGGTTGGGGCAGGTAGCTTCGATTGGTGTACCGGATAGATCGTCCACAACGATAACTTGAACCGCATCACCAGCCGTCTCACGAATGTCTGAAAGGGTTTGGCTAAGCCTCGGATCAGAAACGTGGGTGAGAACTACCGTGAGACTCATCGCACAAACTGAATCGGTTCAGTGCTCAAGTTGGTCCTGTAGGCATTGGTCAACACAGTCCACTCAGGGTCTGTGACCCGGATAATCACTGAGTTATTCCCGAAGTTGATCCATGGCCGGTTTGAAATGACAAGGAACGGCTTGGGATCAACCTGGGTCAGCTTAGGTGCGGGTTTGTGGTGCAGGGCCGAACAACCAGCAAACAGGATTGGGGCAAGTAGTAGTAATCTCATAATTTAGATTTTTCTTCTTTCAAGACTCTCAAAAAGTGGCTTCGGCAAGCGCAAACGCCACCGAATAGTGTTATTACTATCGCCCACCCAAAGCCGAACTTTTTCCAAACCGCAAACAAGACAGATGTTTCAATAACAGCACACAGTCCGAGCGCCACGTAGGTAAAGTGTATGTCCTTCATAATTCAGGTAATAAACCGTGCTTTCTCTGCCATTTTTTGGGCATGGAATTCTTAGCTGTGGGCCGTTTCAATTCAGACAAGGTTCTGGCTAGGGGCATGAATTGGCGAACATACTTGGGTTTACCAAGGGCTGCGCGACGGGCGTTGCGGGTGAGTTGATAGATCGTCATATGATTTCTCGTTCGACAATATTCGCCATGAATGGACCATGAATCTCTCTCCAAGTTCGACTGCCTTTGTATCTTGCGATAAGTCCGACCCGGCCATAGCACTTGCCATGCTCATCCGCGTAGATCCGAATGCTTTTTATAGCACGCCCAACGCTGCGATAAACTCCTGCGACTTTCATTCCATGGAGCGAATCTCCACAGCTAACCAGAAATACTTTCATGGCATACAAGAACCATCAGCTAGGTTGGTCAGTCGCTGTTTCTCTGGGGGGTTGGCATTGCGATATTCGTCGCAGCGACCATCCCAAACGAGAAGGTCCTGCTGCGATCCTTTCCTGAACACATTGTCAGGTTTGCGACAATCCTCAAGTGAATAGATTCCACCCCAAGTGACCATTCGAACAGGTGTGCAGTATCGCCCAAACTTCCGGTCTTTGCCTTCAAATCGGTAACAATCCTCTCTGGTTTTAACCTCGAACGGATATGCGGCTAACACTTTTGGATCACACCCAAAGAAGCTGGATCTGGCATGAGGGTTAGGAGGCGGGTTTAATCCATTGGGATCACCTTCGAGTGAGGCTGTGGCCGTGTACAACCCCGGACCATTTTCCTCCACGGCTTTCATTAAATGAGCGAGCCATCCTCGCCTATGCGCGTAAACAGTAGCTCCAGCACAGATAAGGAAATCATGCGTGCAGGTCTTGGCGAAAGAAATATAGGAACCTATGTCAAGACCTTCCGAGTCCACGATAAATAAATCGTAGGGATAGTCAGCCGGGAATTTGACAATGGAGGCATCGAACCGTTTACGGAACGGACCGTACTTGTCCGCGAGCGAGGCGGGATAGTGATATGCTAAAGCTACGGTCATAGTTTTTGAACAACCAGTGCGAAACTGTACGGGTTGTACGGAACCGGCCATTGTTCGAAGATTACCTTCACGTTACTTGGAAGCCGGTTTTTGACGAACTCAAGAGAGAAGTTTTTATGCTTGTGCCCCATGTTCGGAGAGCTTCCGTTGGCCGCACAGTGAGCCTCGTAAGCCGCCTGATCGGGTAGGAATAGAACCAGATTACCTCCCGGTTTTAAAACCCTTACCCACTCCTTAATTGTAGCAGTTGTGTCCTCAAAATCTTCGAGAGCGTGACTGGAAAAATTCCAAGCAAGCGAGTTATCTTTGAACGGCAGGTTGGACAGGTCTAGGAACAGGTGAAGCGGCCATTCACTGAATTCCTTAGAACGGTCAACGCAGATAGCATTATCAACGATTGGTCGGAATCCACCGAACCCAAGATCGCAGCCGTTATCGCCGAGACAATAAGCAGCCAAATATTCACGGCAGGAATTGGTTTCGCTCATTTACATTACCTCGCTTTCTGCGACAAGTTTCCATCCACGTGCGAACTTAACTGGGTCTGCCTTCTCCCCATGCCAAGCAAAGCTTTCTCTTTCCTTGTGTAACTCCTCGGTGCTGAACTTTAGCGCCACTTCCATGGGAGCGAATTTTACTCCCATTTCCTCCATTAACTTGCGGTGGGTTCGGCAGGCGAAAACGTCAGCCGGAATGATATTTAGCGGACCAAAAGTCGTGCCCCATGTAGATCCCGGCTTGGTGATAAAAGGGAGTCGAGTTTTTGCTTCGAGACATTTACGGTGTTCCAGGGCCACTCCTCCATTGCCCGTGACCCCATCCGGCCACGGGGCTGCGACGTAATGCCAGTCGAAAAAAGAGTTATCCCAATGCTTTACCGATAAGGGAAATCCATCCGCGTGGATCGAGAGACACCATTCCGCGTCCAGTAACCTCGGAGCAGTGGTGGCAAAGAACGTATTCGCTGACTCAGGGGTAAGCTGCGGAATCTGAATCGCATCCACAGCAAACCCTAGTTCCGGTAAAGGCAGGAACGAAAACAGAACCGTCTTTTTAAAGTCGATAATCGTGTTGCAATATCTCAAAGCCCTGAGCGTTTTAATCTGGTGCTCTTTATCATCCGACCAACAACACGCCCATAATGTGACATTCTTCAAATCCAACTTAGGCCCCTGTTTCGGTGGTGTAGCCAAGACCTTCAGAATTCGTTTCTGATCCTTCTGTTCCTTCATCCATTCAGGAGTGTTTCTAATCGCTTCACAGACCCTTTTAACGCTGGCTTCAGGGTACGTGATCCGTGATGAGCAGTTGTATCTCAGGTAAGGTCCCAGCCAGTGAGCGGGATTGACCAAGGCCACTAACGGAACGTCCACAGCGGCGGCGAGGTGCATTGTTGCTGTGTCGATACTGACAATCACATCAGCTTTTTCATACACCCCGATCAAATCATAGATCCGTTCGGCCCTGAGTTTGCCAATGTCCACGACTTCATATTTACCCTTGAACTCGGATTGGACCGCGCTGAGTAGTTGTGGACCACTGGGAAACGGGCAAGACACAGCCGAGGTAAAATTGGTGACGATCTTAGGTTTGTTTGTCCTGAACAATTTCTTGCACAAAAGCTGTTCACGTTTGGAATCTCTCTTATCAAATACCAGCCTCCATTCCGGGTCGTGAAAATGTTCCAAACACTTAGCCTGCCTCCATGATTCCTGGGGCCAGGACGGGGTTAGAGTGTGTTGTTTATGTGGTGGATGACCGTAAATCTGGGTCTTAATGACCCGGGCAAACAACTGGTTTGCGCTGATCATGGCTTGGTGAAGCTGGTGAACTGTGAACGAGGTTGGGTAAGGACGGACATACCCGATTCCGTCCAAGAGCGGGGCGAATTCGCGGGACACCATCAGGTAGGGCGGGGTGCCTTCACGTTCTGCTATTTTTTTGGCTATGGGCAGGCAGTTAAGAAGATCTCCTGTTCGCCCAAGCTGGAGAAGGCAGGTTGAGTCACGGGGAATGATTTCCTGCGTGCCGGTAAATTCCCTGACCATCTCAGAAAACGGGTGTCGCGCTTCAGGCTTTAACTGGATATCTCCAACAGGAATGTTGCGCTTCCTGACCTGATCCATTGTCCATGCGAGAATTCTGTCATGGCCAGACGGACGGCCCGGTTTGTCGTTACCTGCACCCGACAAATGAAAGGCCCCGTTTTGCCAGTTGTAACAAAAACTTATCTGACTCGGTTCGATAGTGATTTTCTTCCCTCGTGTTGCTGACAACCTTGAAATAAAATCATTGTCCTCTCCGCAATCCCTGTTTGGGAATTTACCGGCTTTCTCCCAAGCGGATTTGCGGTAGGCCACCACATTGCAGCTTCCCTGTACGATTCCTTTTATCTTCCACGCTTCACAGTAGTACTGTTTCGAGAGCCAAACCCAATCTGTTTCCGGTTCGAAATGTTTTGCAAAATTATCTATGTGGTGCGGCCCGTAAAGGTCGTCATCATCGAAGTGGATTATGATCGTGTCCGGTCTGGTTAGTGCGATAGCTGCATTGCGGGTTTCACCGATAGATTTTGGCCTGTTAGGAGCGTTGATTATTCTGACGTTGGGAAAATCTCCAATCAACATTTGCTTCAAGAACGAATTGTAGATCAGAAGTTCCTTGGGGCCATCGTAGGTAGATTCGAGAAAGCAGGCTATGGCTTCCTCTAAATGGGACACCCGGGCGAACGTAGGGCAGATACAGGTAAAATGCTGTTGGTTCACTCGTAACTGTAAGAAGGACAGTTGGTGTTCCGTCGCTTAGACCCAAGCTTGGCCCGTTGAGCCTCTCGGTTCTTAACATTGAATCTCCTACGGCACTTTTCGCCCATGGTTTTGGTCACGAGCGGTTCGTCACCGCAGATTGTGCATAGACCCTGTTCTTGTCTGGCAAATTGCCAGCGACGTTGACGGCTGAGAGGTTTAGCCATAGCTAGAGCGGACTCTAATCCGTCCTAGCTACGTGTCAAGGAGAATCCTAGCCAGCGCCTACAACACCGTTATGATCGATGTTTACAATGTTCGAAGTCAGGGTAGATCCGTCATGTAGATTGGCTACTACCTTGTAATGAAACGTTACTCCGACTCCCGGTTGAGCGCCGTCATTGAATGGGGATGAGACGTTGTTCCCAACATTCTCGAAATCGGTTCCATTCACAGTTTTGTAGAGGGAATAACTGTCCGGGTTTGGTCCGGTGACAGGGTGAACCCAATTCAGGGAAGAATAACAGCCACCGCCCGCAGTGCATTTGGTCAGCGTGAGGGTGCCAAACCCCGGCAGGATTGATAATGCAGTGGGTGAGGGAGCATCCCAGCCAATCCCTGCACCATTTGGGTTCACTTGATACGGGGTAATGACCGTGACGACATTCCAATCAAGCTCTTTTCGAACTCCGATCCCAGTATCAACCAACCCAGTGACGGTGCGGCAGAGCAACAGAACCCGATAGTTGTAAACAGTGGACCGTGCTACCGTGTCTTCTAAAGACGTTGGTAGGTTGTAATCTCCCGGGCTGGAATCAACTTCGTAAGCAGGAGAGGGGCGATAGTCCAAAATCGTGGTCCAATTCGCGTCGGAGGATATTAACGGTGAACCGGACACCCCGTAGGTGTTCACATTGGCGTTATGCGGGCCAAATCCGGTTTGTGAGAATGGAGTTGATCGGGCGGTGGTTGAGCGTTGCACCACTACTTGATCAACTCTGGTGTGTTGAAACTCGGTTAAGTTGAGAAGCGCCAGATTTGGATACGTCCACGCCAAGCTAACCCTTGGCGCGTCGGGATTGTCAGTGTTTAACGTGGCTTCCAAAATGTAAGACGACTGACCCTTGAAGAAAGGCGGATCAACACTGGCAACCGTGCCATCAGCCGTAAGTTCAGAAATGTAAATCTTGTCGTCCAGGGAGTTGACCATTACGTCCCCAGGCGTGTAATTCCCGTATGCGTCTTTTGCGCCAACCTGTTTGCCTCTGCGAGAATGTAATACGCTCATAAGTTTTAAGTTTGGATTTCGATTGACCAGCCGCCGTCAACTACTCCCTCGTTTAAGTGGGCAACATCCATGATATAGAGCTTCCACGCTCCATGAGCTGTTAGTCCGTTGAACACGTTTAAATTCGTTCCATACGGGCCACTTGGAGCGGGTGCGGGGTAATCTTGGGAGTTGTAAACACTTGGAAGATAATCCCCAGTCACAATTGCGCCAGAAGCGGGAATAGTAGATCCAGCGTCCGGGTCAAAGGTGATATCAACATTTGTAACTGGAACATCTCCTGCCCCAGCCATGAGTTGGCAAACCACTCCAGTTGGGCCGACTAAAAGAACATGAACTTCTTCAGGGTTTTCGTGGGTAAAATCAATCAACGTAACGATTACCTTACTGACAATCCCAGAGCCGAGATTGACGTAAACAACCGGGTAAGGATTGGCTCTCCGTGGACCACCACCGTCTATTGGATCATAGATAATGATCGTCCTATCTCCCGACCCTTGGGTGCAGTCTAACTCCGCTTCAGCTTGGGCTTTGGCATCAGCTAACGCGAGTGCATCCGCGTCATCCTGACTTATCAATGAGGTTTTGGTTGAGGATTTGGTAATATCAGGTCCCGTACCTTCATCGGCAGGACAAGAAGCTGTGTACTGTTGAGTGCTGGTGTAAAGCCGCTCACAAACCAATTCAGATTGGGCTTCAGCTAAAGCAGCGGCGTACGCGGCGGAATCCGCTGCCGATTGAGAGTTGCTTGAGGTGGCACTGGAGGTCTTACAAATTGTTTGCTCATCTGAAGCTGTGTTCACAAATCCAGTAGGACAATGGGCACAAGCTGTTTTGGTGCTGGAAAAGACTTTAGACGGTTGAAATCCAGATTCGATATCAGGAAGCGGAGCAGGGTCTGGTGTCTGCGCGACTGGAGGTGATTCTAAACAACCCGAGCCGTAACAGCTATAACCCGTTCCGTAACCGTACCCGCCAAGTTCAGGGATATAAGCGTAGGTCGTTCCCACCCCGCACCGAGGAGGGACGTAAGTCTGGTTCTCGTCGTCGAAATCGTCATCCAACAAGGTGATTAAGTCAGTCGTGTCTATGAACGTGACCTGATTCAACATTAACCCGATCTGGGGGTTTCCATCTGCGGGACTGTCCTCTTGTTGAATGGAGATATAGGCATCCCCATCAAACGGAGCGGTGAAATTGAACGTGTAAGGTTGGAAAATCTGCCGGTAATCGTTGATCGTCACCTTCTGAGAGAGAAGCACGGTTTCGTCATTGTTATCGTCCAAGTAAAAAACCCGCAATCTGACTGACTCAGGAATCTCATCCTCTCTTTGATTACCCGATAACCACGCAGTCAATCCATAGACGTGATCCTGGGTTAAAGAGATTGGAGTCTTAAGAAGGAGTTTCCCTTTTTGATTTGGGTTGGTTCCGGCTAAATCGACATACAGGCCATTCCCGGGAAGGAAGTCGAACAATCCGTTCCCTTGAAGATCCACCGTGCCGTCAACCACGTCCCAATTAATGAAATTCGAGTAGTTAAGCTGGGCCTTGCCAACGATAACGTCACCTTCAGGTGTGCAGTTACCCGCACAGATATACCCCTTAATTCCAGACAAGTAGTTCAGGGCGGTATCCACATTGGCAGGGAAGGCATTAATAAAGAACCCACCAGTAGCTAAAGCGGATAGGAATTGAAATCCTTTCCCAGAGGCTCTTGTTCCCATGCAGATCACTACACCTCCCTGACCCCGGAAGTCGGAGAGTAACGCGATAGGATTGGTGGATTCGGTATAACTCAAATTCACGCTGTCCTCACCGTCTGAGAACAGAACAATGACCTTCAAATCTGCGTCCGCGAGTTCAGTAATCGCGGCAAGCAGTGCGTCGTAAAAGCTGGTCTTCTGCTGGGTTTGAGGGATTCCGGCTACCAAGGAGCCAACCGCGTCTTTGTCATCTGATAACGAGGAAATAACCGTGTTTTCACTGTCGTTGAACCTCATCAGCCCAACAGTATCTTTTGTCTCGTTTACTTCATCTATGAACTGTGAAGCGGCGGATTTAGCGAAAGACAATCGGGTAGCGTTCGGTCCTCCAAACAACTGACTCATGCTTCTGGAGTTATCAACGAGAAGCATCATCCCCACCGTTCGGCCATCGCAGCAGTCATCCCCTAGCACGGTCAGCTCTGAACTCGCCGAAATATCGTTATAAACAGCGGAGATTGAAATACTGCCCATCGCTAGTCCGGTAGCGTTCCCAGAAGCCGCGCCTATCAAAGCGGTATTTGGATCTGAACTGGACCAGAGGGCGTCATCAGTAACGTCCGTCTCAATCCCGTCCACAGTGTAGAAGGCTTGAAACTGAATCGACTTGAGAGCGCAGGTTAAAGCGATTCCGGGCTTAATGATCAGAATAGGATGAACCGGGCATACGCCTGGGTTTTGGATGCGAAATGCTTCATCCTCACATCTTGGATCGATTGTGGGCGCTTGATTAACGCAATCAGCCGTGGTTATGCGTCCTATATTCATTAATCATTAACGATCAAGGGATAGGTGACTTCGAATGTTCCGCATAGACCTTGCTGGCATTTTTGGATCGCAAGGATCTCGGCGTATAACGCGGCGGCATCTTTAGCTGTTTGGTTGGCGTCAGCCTGACTGACATGAGAATTGAACGTGTGTTCTGGGACGTTGACCTTAACGGCGATATCGCAATTAGTGGTTTCCCCACCAACTAAGACAATCCCACCACCACTGCCTCCAATAACGGTTCCCCCTGTATGTCCACCAGAGACGTAAACACTGCAATGAGCCAGGTAGGATGATTGCTGGGGAGTATTCCAATAGATCGTATCCCCACATCCGCCATCATCTAAGGCTTGATTAGCGGCATTGGTCGCGGCGGCAGTAGCTTGAGCGTCGGCATCCGCTTGAGAAATCGTGGAACTGAAAACATGAGCATTAACCGTCTCGCTGGCGGTGATTCCACTATTGGAGGGACAAACAGCATCAACCGTTACGGATTTATTCCAGAATGTGCAGCTTAACTGTGCCCCAGCTCGTGCTTGCGCTAACTCCAAAGCGGAAGCATCAGCCGCTGCTTGAGAGACAGTAGAGGAGACTTCCCCAGCCGGGACAGTAACCGTAACTGGATCGCCCTCTGGAGGGGGAGCGCCACTAGCTTGTCCGCACGAAGCGATAGCAGTCTGAGCCGTGTTGTAGTAGATAACCTGGGCTTCGGCACAGACTAGCTGTTGTTGGGCCTGAGCTTGTGCCTGAGCTTGGGATTTTTGGTTAGCATCTCCCTTGGATATGGCCGAGCCGACTGTTCCCGCTGGTATCGTGACCGATACGGGATTACCTGTTTGGCCAGAGGGACAACTGAGTGAGACGGATTGATCGTCATTGTAAAATAAATCGGTGATACCATTTGCGGCCCGAGCGTTTGAACCTCCTCCACCATCCGCGCTTCCGTCATTACACCCGCGAGTCCTTGTTTCCTCCCGGCATTGATGAATCAGATCGGCTAGGGCGCGTTGATATTTCTGTTCAAAGCTGTTTGCGTCCTCATTCTCATGGTCCCATTCCCCAGCGTGCTGAGCCTGAACATAGAGCCTGACGGCCTTGGAAAAAAGTGGGTCGGAGTCGATTGGATCTTGATCGGTCCAGATTCGTTTAATACCGTCCCATGTTACGATGACTGTTTCGGTGGAGTTTATCCATGGAGCGATCCAAATTTGCCCTCGCTCCTGCGACCAAACACCGGCACCCGCCCGCCCCCAAGTCCTGTCAGTGGACGTTTGCGGGTAGCTAAACCCTAAAGGCAAGAGTGGCAAACCAGCAGGTAAACCCGCGTTTGTAGGAACAGGGAACGATCCCTTCGAACAGCCGTCGATGCCGAAGAACAATGGGATAGGTAAGCAACACCCACGTTGAAAGCTGGCCCGCATGTAATTGCGCATGTGGCATGGAGAAACCTGATTGTAATAAACCTCGGAGCAAAAATCGTTTGGATCATTACTGGTGGCAGTGGGACCGATAATCGTAAAGGTGCTGTTACTTATGTCACTCATAGACCTTTTCGCTTAACCACAAGTCGTCTGCTGGGCCACCTTGCCAGCCGGATAGAAAAGGCCCTCCATTCGTGTAATGTAATAAGCTTGCTTCGTCAATCGGAGACTGTGTGACGCCAACTAGATGATTCCATTTATCAGGCAATTCACCGATCTCGGAATCTTCTATCCACTTGAATGCGTGCAAATCTCGACCGGGCCATGTGTTCAATACTTGCAAGGTTAAGTTGCGATTTCCGGGATGGTCACAATTGAAAAGCATGACACTCGACCAGTTCTTTCGGGAATATTGAGTTTGTACCTGACCGTCCATCTTAACCGTCTCTTTTGGCTGGTAATTATGCTTTACCACCATCACCGCATATTTCGGGTTAGCCAGTGCGAACAGGTCGGCGATATCAGCGCGGCAAAGCACGTCACTGTCACAAAATAGCGCCCATCCTCCACCGACTAAAAATGGGACAGAAAACCGCGAGATTGCAAACTCTGTCGCCATCGGTGCCTGACTTATTGGGCACCACAACTTACCATCCCTTCTTTCAATAGGACGATTCAGAATTCCCATTGCTTTCAAGCTATCTAATCGCAACGCTTTTATCTGCAAATCGGGTTCTGAGCAATGTCTGCGAATTGATTTGCAGGCAACCTCGTATGCACATTCTTCACGAGGATCGTAACCTATGAAAACGACTGGGTTCATTGTTTTTTGCGCCTCACATCAAACAACATCACGTCCCTTTGATGTTTGGTAGGTTCTACCCCGTGAAACGAATTGTCCGTTTTAAGGAAAGCGAACATAGAATTAGGTTTGAATTTCATGGTTCCCACCTTGTTGAACTTCTCGAATGGATAATGAGGCCCACCCTTACACCGGAAATCCTTCTCCTTCGGTGTGTAGAGCGAGGTTCCCTCCTGGCCGATCAAATAAAACAGCGCACTGATAACTTTTACCGGGGAGTCTGTGTGCGGCCCGATTTTGTAGCCGGGCATGTCGCGTATCAGCAGGGTTTCATCGGTGAAATCACCAGACACACCAAATTTATCGCAGAGCAGCTTTTGCAGTCCGGGTAATTGAACTGGACAGGGAGCGGTAAACCGTTCTGGGTAGCCTTTAACGTTCCTCGATTTTTCAATCGGTGAAAATTGATGCTCTGATTCTGAGAGCATCTTAAAGGCACTCTCTGGCAGTGCCTCTTTGATGTAGATATGTGGAAACGGGTCACTCACTACCTCCGAACTGGCGATAGCTTTCCTTAAATGTTGTTCGACCGACTCACCTTTGCGGAACACATACTCAGCCACACCCTTAAAGGTCCCTTCTTTCCTTGTAGCTGCCTCGACCTGCTCGGGGTCGAAGTTAAATCCACGCAAAGCTAATGACTCAATAAGGTTCAAGTGCGACGGGAGGGCAGGGTTAATCTCTACCAGTATGCTTTTAACTTTCTCCAGCGTTTTCAAAGCGCCGGAAATGACGTTGCTCTCCAATCCGTCCACATCGATTTTGATGTGATCGGGCTGGGGCAAGCCGAGAGCAACCAACGCATCAATAGACATTCCGACGGCGGCTTGCTCGGGATGGTTGCCGTTCCGAGCCTCGCCGAGCGGCCCAACCGCTGCGCCGAAAGTATGGCAAGCTGAGCCCGCACCTCGGGCGCTCATGTGTAGCGTGTCCAACTTTTGCTTTTCGCAAACAGCCAAACAATACGCGTCCGCATCCACGTCATTGATCGCGATGTTCTGCACGAGTAACGCGTAGTTTTCTGACTCCGGTTCGAACGCATACACCTTCACGCCCTTGTGTTTGGCGGATAGAACCGTGTAACCGCCCACATTTGCGCCCACGTCGAACACGACTTCACCTGACTGGAAGGTATCAATCCAAGCGATAGTTGCTGGTTCCTTGGTGATTAATGACCTCGCCCTCCATTCGGTTGTGGGATTGGGGGTCTTGAACTTAACCTCGGTCTGTTTATATCGAACCGGGGTGACGCGGTTACTGAAATCTAAAGGGGGTGCCGTTTTTACTTCTTTTAGAGCTTCTTTTTTCTTCGGACCCAGGACGGCGTGAACCTCAACCCCACTTGTTTCAACCTTTGCCACTTCGAAATAGCCAGACAGTCTTTCCTTCCACCATTCCAATGGTTTTTGAATCAGGTGACAGTTTCGGCCATCAGCCAATATCTTTCTCGCTGGCCCGGTATTCACAACCATGTAGCAAACCTTCAATGTGCATCGAGCCACGTCTAGGAGAACAGCGTCCAAGAATTCAGGCTCTATGTGTTCGGCTACATCGGTGAAAACCACTAAATCGGCTGGCCTTGGAGGAGCGTCTTTTCCGGGGATTGCAGGATCGTATTCCCAAATTGGGAATGGAAGCGCCATGGCTAGAGTGCCCTTACCAGAGCCGTAGTCTAGCAATGAGGCAGGCTTGACGCTTTCTATCAGCTTACGCACCACGTCGGCCCTTTTAGAACCGCTGGTGCCATAGTCAGGATTCTCGGTGTGAAGTCGTTTGTTTAGCTCCAGATATTCTGGGCTGATGACTGGCGGCAATGCTGCGGCTAATGGCGCAAGTTTTTCTGTTTTGGGGATAAGTGGTCCATTTTTCATGCGTGCTCGTACTTCTGATTGTAGTAGTCCATTACCTACTACTTCAATCTCTACTTCACCTAACTTTGTAATCTCATGGAAAAACTCTTGAGCATACTTGTGCATCGCCGGATTGGTGTAGAACACTTCATCACCCACATAGACTGCATGAACGTGCGCAGCTTCCTTTGGGTGCCATCCCGCATGCTGAGTGCCGTCAGTCTTGAAAGAATAATCCATTCCAAAGATCGTCATTTTGCGAAAGCCGAGGAACCGAGCTAAAACCATAGACCTTAGCCCAACATTGCTGCCCCCGGTCAAACTCCATTCACCACGAGGGAAGGCCATCGGGATTTCCCGACTGCTTTCATGAGAAAAGACATGCCATAACTTGACGTTAAATCCATCCAATAAATCGAACACCTTCTGGTGGCACACGCTGGCAACTAAATACTCAATGTCTTTATGCGGGGTGCCGATCAGGTCCGCTTTATGTTCGCGGGGATCGACCTCGTTATGTGACCACTTTCTAGTGGACGGATCGACCCCTTTATCAAGTAGGAATTTGTGAGCACCGGAGCAGGTAATCAAATGTTTGAATGGCAATATCTGTTCCCAAGTTTCCTCCAGTGAAGGTCCGTAACATACCACAGCGATATGCCCGCCATGATCTGGGGTGGCGATTAATCGCTCTTTGACGCGGTGGCTACCTTCGACCAATTGGCGGTCCCGAGTATCAAGGTCAATGCAGTAAGAGGTTTTTTGCTCCTGCGTGAATTCCGAAACTTGAATTATTCCCCCATTCTCCATACATAACCATAGGAACCAGCTAGAATACTTATGGAAGAAGTGGTTCCACTGATATTATTACCAACCGCAATGCCAATTGTGCCGTTACTTGATGGCCTGATAGATCCTCTTACCATAGTAAAACTGGCAGTTCCAACCAGTGAGCATGTGACGTATTGAACGGTCTGGTTGTGCCCGTTAATCACTGTCGTCTGGCTTGCAGCTGGGGAATTTGGATTTATGAACTGAGCGCCCATGGTTCCACCTCCACCCGGCAGAGATATCACCACTTTAATCCCAGCGGTGCTAGTGCCGGGACTTTGGAGGATTCCTAATTCAAATGCGTAAACAGCAGCACCGCTAACTGTGAATGTGAATCCACTTAGGCTGACTGGTGCGGTTGCTGTGACCAATTGGGCACCGGCCAAAACTCGTTTAATTGGCCCAGCACTAACCAACCCCGCCGCGACAAGCGTGCTGATTCTGCCTACATCTGAAGCCAGAGAGACAATGTTTGAAGCCGCTGCACTGGCAATGCTGGCTACGCTCGTAAGTGAAGCACTGACCTGCGATACCCTATCAACTACTGAATCGTGATCGGCTTGAGCTACCCCCCCACCCGTAGCAGCGGAAGCAACCCATTGAGCTTGTGCCGAACTCCACATCAAAACATTTGTGTCGGCTGGGCTGGGTGCTGAAACATCTTTCAGATTATCCAGCGTCCAGGTCGAGAGCCGGTTAGATACCGCATTGGCGATGGATTGTGCGTTGGAGGCTAAAACAGAAATTGCATCCGCTCGCGTGGACAATGCCGAAAGGTTCAACGAAATCCTGCCAATGTCGGATACCAAAGACACATGATTCGTTGATATCCTGCCCACATCTGAAACCAGCGAGACATGGTTCACTGAGAGAACGGAAATTTGATTGGAGAGGACCGAAGTCAGATTGGCTGAAGCTGCCCGGGCCGCTGATAAAGCATCTGCCGCCACTACGGATGCCGCATTAGCAACGGACTGAGCATTCGACGCAAGGACTGAAATTGCATCCGCCCTGGTGGAAAGGGCTGAAAGATTAACCGATATCCTTCCTACATCAGATACCAGCGAGACGTGATTCGTCGAGATTCGCCCGACATCGGACGCCAATGACACCTGAGCCACCGAAACTGCGTTAGCAATGGATTGAGCATTGGAGGCAAGAACCGAGATGGCGTCCGCGCGTGTTGAAAGTGCGGAGAGATTGAGTGATATCCTCCCGACGTCCGATGCCAGGCTTACATTGGCCAACGAGACGACATTTACTGCCGCACTTATCGCGTTATCCGCACTGGTCATCTGGGCACTGTTCGTCTCCAATGCTGCGCTGATGCGCCCCACGTCCGAGCGCAAGCTGACAAAATCAGTAGATAGAACGCTCCCACTTCCCCCTGGTCCGGCTGGCATGGCAGAGGCCACCCATTGGGCCTGGGCTGAATTCCATACTAACACATTCGCATCAGCCGGGGACGGAGCGGAAACGTCTTTTAGGTTGTCCAATGTCCAAGTTGAAAGACGGTTTGATATGGCATTATCTGCTGAAACCATCTGTGCTGAATTGGCCACTATTGCTGCACTCAGTACTGATATCTGATTTGAAAGAACTGAAGTTAGGTTGGCTGAAACGGCACGGGCTGCTGATAATGCGTCCGCAGCCACGATACTGATTGCGTTGTCCGCGGAAGTCATCTGGGCGCTATTAGCAACGATTGCCGATGTTCGATTGCCCACTACCACACTCAGCGCATTAACAGCCGAAGCAGCAGCCGAAGCGATAGAAGCAACAGAAGTTAAACTGGCAGATATAGCATCTGCGCGGGTGGACAAGGCGGATAGATTTAGGGATATCCTGCCTACGTCTGAAACCAGACTTACATGATTTAATGAGACGACATTTACCGCTGCGCTTATGGCGTTATCTGCGCTAACCATCTGGGCCGAGTTGACGGCGATAGCGGAGAGTGCCCCGGCGACCGAGCCAGCGAGACTGGTGTGCTGGGCAGAAAGGTTTACAACCGCAGCCGATATCGCGTTATCTGCACTCGCCATTTGAGCAGAGTTGAGCACAACAGCACTCGCCAAACTGCTGACCGCATTGGAGACAACATTAATAGCAGCACTAATGGCGTTATCGGCTGACACCATTTGTGCTGAATTGGTCTGAACATCACCACGTAGGCTAACAAAGTCGGAAGAGGTAACGCTTCCGCTGCCTCCTGGGGCAGACACTAAATCAATCCGTACACTCAGGGCAGCATCGGCTGCACTTCGAACAGAAGCTTCGTTTGCGAGCGAGATTGATACGACATTTGCTGCAATTGAAACTGTATTGGCATGAGCATCTGCGGCAGCGGCAGCAATTGAAAGGGTGCTGACTGCGTTGCTAAGAGCATTAAATTGCGCTGAAGTTGGCTGGGCGCTTCCGCCAACGTTATCAATCCGAACGCTTAACGCCGCGTCTTCTGATTCTCTGGCGGCGGTTTCTACAGAGATCGCCTGAGATAACGCAGCAATGTCTGATTTGTAAGGGAGGCTGATCCATGGAGTAACACCGTCACCAATCTTTACCTGATTCGTGTCAGTTTCGAGGCCGGGTTCGCCCCTTGCAAGTACTGGATTTACTTCGACCCATTTACTTGCGAGTCCACGACGAATCTGGAACCTGGCTAACATTTTTACGGCGGGCCACCATCCAGAATAAGGAGTTGATTTTCTTCCGTGCTAGAAATCTCACGTACGACAACCTGAACATCGCTCAGGAATGCAGTGATTTTGAAAGTCTCCCCGTTAGCAAACCGAATCAAACTACCAATCATTGTGTCGTCAAAAAAACTGTCACTGGCTGTAACAATGGCATCCGTTTTAGAAGCTGTGACACTACCCGATTGCGAGATCGGATTCTTGTCGATTACAGACACACTGCGGATAATGCCTCGTGGAGCCGAGTCAATAACCGTCATGCCGCACTTATAAAATGTTGAACATTGAGGAAAAAGTGAGGTGTTATTTTGCTGGGCACATGCTACCCATTTCTGAATATCAATGATAGCGTCGATGAAACTCTTATCGTGGGATTTAACGAGGTTGGAACTTTCTCCATCTGGAAAAATCTGGTCCCGTATATCCTTTTTGAGTTGGCCGAAGGTCATTTAAATATCGCTTGGTGCCTGGGCCAGACTTCCCAGTTTTCGAGTAGATGGCGTAAAGCTCTTGTAATCCGGCTGATCCGGTGGCTTTTGCGGAACGTCATCCACCGGAACTGACTTCTGACCTTTAGCAGGTGCGGCAAGACTTTGTTTTCCGGGGAGCTTTGGCTGGATTTTCTTGCCGTTGATTTTGAGCGGCTCGTCGAGCCAGGATTTGGGCTTGCTGGGTTGCCATGGTAGTTTTTTTTTGAGATTCTCGTACTGCTCCTGAGTAACCCTCCTAACACCACCCACCCCCATTGCCCTTAGCGCGTCCAATCCGGCGATTGTAGCCGCGTCCTTTTCGCTATCTAAGGCCAGGACCCCATGATTGCCGGATAGTTCCTCGAATTGAACCGCTTTACCGTTTACGATTGCTTTGCTGGTGAGTAGGGCTTTTTCAAACCATATAGTTGCCATAAGTCATAATCAAAAGAACCTACTGGTATGTCACCAATAGGTTCCTAGTTGTCAAACCTTAAAGAGCACCGGGACACAGATCGATCTAGTTTCCGGCTAGACTGATGATCACCGTTATTGGCGGTCCCGGTGCTAAATCTTTCACCACATACATCAACCACCACTTAGACTTAAAGCTCTTAGCCTTCCCAGGGGGTCATCGTCGTGGAGGTCGTGCTGGAATGTTCACCCGGATAGGACGTATCACCCTGCTCAGCATGTTCAGGCACTTCATTGGAGAAGTTCTGAATGATCAGGTTGCCTTTCGGACACTCCACGATCACGGTTAGGCCCGTGTGTAATAGGGTCATCTCCCGGGTAGGGACTTCGATCACGCACCCGAAGTTTGCGTTGATAGACGCTAAGGCGTTCGGGTCGGTCTTAGTCACTTTGCGGACGCTGCTGACGATTCCGGGGTAGATCCCGGCGAAATCCAGAACCCAGAGAACCCTGGTCGAATCTTCCATGTCCACCGCCGCGCCAGCCGCAACGTAATCATCGAAGAAAGGATGCCACACAACGTTCATCACCACGCCCTGGGGCCAGAATAATGGATAGGACTTGTAGTAGAACCCGAATTCGGCCTGTTTGCCCATCTGTTCCTTAACGTCAACAGTCAACCGGAGCATGTCAGCCGATTTAGCCTTGTAATAAAGGAGCATCGCCTGATTGATGAGTTCAGCAGTGACTGAATCGGTGAACACGTCGAACTGTTTAGAGTTCTTCCGTTGGGCACCGTCCCTGACCCTCATCATGTTGTAGAACTCTTGGAACAAGGCCGGAAGGTTCAACTGAGCGCCAAGGGCGTCATAAACCCGTCCGCATTGCCACATCTGTTCGTAGATACCGACTACCGAGGCGCGTTTGCCAACACAGCGATCCCCGTCAACTCCAAGGCCGAAGCTGGAGCCGTCGAAGCTTTGAATGTCGTCAAGCTGGTCGTAGGCATCAGCGGTCTGGTAGGGAAGCCCTTTCCCGAAGAAGATTTGATAGACAAACCGATCCTGCCAATCCCGGCCTAATTGTTTGTTCTTCTGAGTCTCGTCGAGGTTAAAGAACTCCTCGTAGAGCATGTTGCCTTCCAGAACCATTTTCTTCCATTTCTGGTAGAGACTGGACCAGCACATCGCCCAACGGGTTTCTTCATACCAGAACGGGACGTTTTTCCAGTTGAGCACAGTCGGCATTTCCGAGCAGAACTTCTCGTACTTGTTCACGTTCGGAGTGCCCCGGCGAAGTAACCCACCAGTAGGGAAGGAGAGATTGTCGGCGTCCATGAACGAGCCAGCGTTTAAGCTGATCAAGTCGAGGGTAAGAGTGCCGTCCCCGTTATCAGTGGTTGTTCCCACTTCAAATTGGGTTTCAGTGGCAGCGCCAAGGTCGGATTTGCCATGGATTAGAACACGAATACCCACCCCGGCAGTATCCCTAGCGGGGAAATAATCCGGGTCAGCGGGGATATTGGTAATGGACTGGACTGTAACCAGCCAATCATTAGCAGCACCCGAAGCGGTTCCGCCTGTTACCTTCCAATACTGGTTATTGATAGGTGAGTACTGGCGGGCCAGGATGAACGGGGCTACTTCGATAACCCCAGCGGAGGTGCGCCGGGTCTGAATGTTCTTATTGGCCGCTACCTTGTTAGCGGTGAAGAAGTCGTATAGACCGTTCTGGACGGCCTCGCACATCTTGATTTCAATGTCGTGCTTGAACAGGGCGTCCATGAGCCTGAAGTCCCCGGATTTAAGGTATAGGGACTGAAGCTCATCTGAGGTTACGGGCTTGGCATTGCATTGCGTGACTGTGCCGCATTGCCGAATATTCGTGGAAATGTTCGGGGCGCATTTGGAGAACGCCTCCGAATTGATGGCAAAACTCATATCGTTGATGCAGCGCAGCCGGAAGTGCGCCTAACTGCTGGATCAACGAGTAAGTCTTAAAGTGTGTCAGCCCAAGAACTGTCTCTAGCTTGTGCGGCTTTTTGCACGCCAATTTGACGATGCGCCAACCTTGACTCAGACCCGGAACTAGGAGAACGCGGTTTGAACCCTTGTTCTTCGCGGTCTTCTTGATGTTCAGGATCTGGTTCGCGTTCGTGTTTACCGTTACCGTTGGGCTTGGTATAACCGCGAGCGGCGGCAAATTGGTCTAATCTTTCTTCTTCTGACTGGATAGCTTTCTTCATAGAACCGGCTAAAACCTTGGCTCTGTGGTAGGCAATGTCGTTGTAGGTAAGGGTCCAATACTTGTCCCGTTTGTCTTTCGGTAGGGCGTAGTAATCTTTCCCAGTCATAAATACTCTGCCCTTCTCATCCAATCGCTCTTGAGTGGGCTTGGAGGCTAGATTCTGTTCCATCATCTCGCCAAACTTACCCATGGCGGCGTGAGCCGGGTTCTGGGGGTCATACTTAGCTAAATCGTGCATGATAGAGTACAGAGCCTCAATCTCGTGGTTTAGATTGGTAGCTGCCCGGGTGTAGTAATCAAACGCAATAGGATTGGTTTGTTTCAACTCATCCAACTTTTCCCGGTTTATCTCCCCATTTTCATGGACTAAATCGGCAAAGTCTTCCCCAACTTCTTTCCAGAAGTCCCGGGCTACGTTGGTCTGTTCCTGAGCGATAGTCTGGCGGGCTTCCCGAAGGTTCTCTTTCCGTTTGAGTTCAGTCAATTCCTTCCTGATATCGTCATTCCCGCTGTCGTCCTTCTTTTCAGAGGCGATCCGTTCAGCTTCGATATTGCCCGCTGCCCGGGCGTAGTCTCTGGAATCCCAGAACTCAAACAGGTCGTTCTTGTCGTAGTATTCCTTATGCTCATCAGCTTCCTCATCGAAACTCTCCCCCGGGTGTTCCTTCTCCCATGCTTTACGGTAGGCTTCGATTCGGGTTTGGGCGTCCTGATAGCGTTTGGATGCGCCTTTATACTCATCAGGCCACATCTTTTCTAGGCGAGCCAGGACTTCGAGGTGCCGCGCTTCTGGGCCGGTAGGTGTGGGAGCCTTTACTTCAACCTTTTCCTCTTTCTTCTCAGGCTTGAGTCCTCGGGCCACACCCTCAGCAGCAGCCGAAGCGATCCGTTCTATTTGCTCCGCGCCTAAAGGTTCGGATTTAGGTTCGGGCTTCGGCTCTTTTACCTTGAGCTTTTCCTTGTCGCGCTTCTCTTTTTCAACCTTCTTTTTGGAAGCGGCCTCAGCCTCGTCTTTATCGGCTTTTTCCTTCTTGCGATCTACCCCGACAAATTCATCTAGAACATGCTCACCCGCTTGTTCTAAGCTGGTTTTGACCTTCTCATCCGGTTTCTTGCCAGCCGCCAGAGCGTCATCAGCCGCCTTTTTCTCCGCTCGCTTATTGGCTTCGTCAGCTAAGACTACGTTGATAGGAGCGTCATTGGCTTTACGGAACTTACCGGATTCGTCACGTACTGTTTCTGGCATATCTAGGATAGTTTGATGATTTGATGGTTCTCTGCGCTGGCAATTTCCTGAAGCACATCTATAGCGTGCTGATACTTCTGGGCTTCTCTCATGCTGATCTGTGAAGCTGGACCCTTATCGTTATCGGGAGAAGCTTCCAATCCTTCAGTTAAGGCTTTTACTTGATGCTGTTTAACCTTGGCCTCGACTAGCTTTAAGAGAATGTCGAACGCCCCCTTGGTTAGCCAAGATTTAAGCGCGTTCTCGTCCGCGATAGGTAAAGCATCAAATGTGCAGCGGATCATGCCGGATAGGTTACAAATAGCCCTAGAAGGCTATTTAGCAAGACTTATTAAGCGGGAGTAGGTTCCTTAACGGGCTTGTTTGAAGCTTCTATCTTCTGAATTTCTAACTTTCCCTTGGCTACCTGAGCTTCTAAAGCCAGCTTTGCAGCCGCTTCCTCAGTTTCCCTTTGAAGCTCTAGCTTGTGTTTTTCTTCTTTACGCTGTTCGTCCTGAACAAAGGCCACCTGTTTTAACTGCATCTTTTGTGCGGCTTCAGCCTGTTTTACAGCAGCCTTGTCTTTGTCAGCACCAGCTACCTTATAAATTTGCTCTAATTGTTTAATCTGAACCTGTAATGCTTGAACTTCCTGTTCGGTCTTCGCGGCCTGTTGTGCGGCGGGCTGGGCGACTTTCTCGGTAACGGTCTGTAGAATCGTTTGGGCTAAAGCCTGTAAAGCCTGCTGTAGTTCAGGAGTAATCTTAGGTTCCTCGCCCTTATCTTTGGAAATCGCCAACTTAAACCCTCTTGGAGCGCCTGCCATAATCGCAGCCTGCTCAATAATCTTGAGCATGTTCTTGACCCCGATTGCTTGGTGAAGATCCGGTTGACCGGCGATCACTCCCAAGGTTTGGAACAGAACCTGAGCAATAGCTGATTCATTTGGTTTCTGTGGACCTTCATTAGCACGAGCGAAATGTTCAAGAGCCAGATCGGATTTATTACCTTTAACCCACAGTTTCTCAGTCGTTCTTTGTTCGATAGTAAACCCGAGTTCATCAAGGTGCTGTTCCACGTTCTCAATATCAGAGGATACCCGAGCCGAAACCTTCCTATCTCCGTACGCTTTCCAGCCTTGATAAAGCTGTCGTTTCCAAGCGTCGATTCCTTCATCTACGGACGCGGAAGTAAGAGCGCGTCGGGAGGCGCTGGCCTTCCCGGTCCTAATCACTTCTTCTTTGCTCTGCTGATGAGTCGCAGCAGCTCCAGCTTCTTGAGAGGCTATCCCAAGAACCCGGTCCATCATGTTCAGGACAACTCCGATTAACTGGTAGAGTTCCTGAATACTAGCTTTGGTAAGCTGAACAGGAATGAAAGCCCGGTTAATGTCAGTCCCAGCCATCTTCCTTTTAAGCGAGTCAAACGAGATAAAATTGGTTGAGCGATACTTAGCCTCTCCACTGTTCTGAAGCTTGGCGATATCCTCTTTGTCCACGATCTGGTTATCGTAGAAAATGACGTTCATTAAGTTCTGGCGAGCGGTCAGGCCCATTTGGGAAAGGATCATTCCGAGATGATCTTGATAAGGGATAAGTTCCAGACCGAGGGACGAATTAAGACCGGCCATTTCGTCGTAGTCGTACCCCATGAACCATGAAGGGGTGTAGGCGCATGGCTCAGCCCAAATAACAGTGTCATCCCCGGCCATGGTGAACTTATGCCAAACCGGGCAATCGTAGGTATCGACCAACTTCCCGTCCTTGTATCGGCCAAGGCCCCAATCTTTGGGAACTATCTTGGCGAACTGTTCCACGACGAATACGGAATGGTCTCGGTTCGCAGTGGTGTACTGCGCGGCTTTATCTTCTCTGTCTTTAGGTCGGTAGCTACTGATTGGGAACCCGGCCCTACACGGAAAGAGTTCATCAAAGTATTTCCCTGCTCCTGGGTGTTGAAACCAATTCGTTCCAGCGAAAATACTCTGCCTATTCCATAACATCCGATCATCGAAAATGTCTCCATAAGATTTAATATGCCAGTAACCGATAAATTCTGTACCAGTATCAGTGTTCAAACTGGTCAACGGATACCGTAGATCGTAGAAAAACTTGGTTGGGTGAGGGTGGGTGTATCTCAACCCTTCTTTTACCGTGAACCGCTTATCGGTAACTGATCCGTCCTCGTTATCACGTTCACGTCTTTGTTCCTCACAGTACCATTCCTCTCTTGGGAAGGTCAGCATAATCCCGTACTTGAGCATCTGTTGAATGGACTGTTTTAGAACCGAGGAGTAACCAAGGTTGGTGGACATTACCTCCACCGTGTCGGTTAGAATCTCACACAGAGCACGGTTACGTGAACTTTCCTTTAACGGATTGTAGGGAAGGAGCGGGGAAGTGTTCCGTTCATTGAAAATCTGCCCAAGAACGTTGGCGACGTACGCTTTAACAATCGGAATGTAGATTTGGAAAAAGACCGGGGGGTTTAACAACTTCTGGACTTGTCCATTCGCTCCGGGAATATCAAGGAAAAGTTCGGACTCAGACAATCCCCAATCTTTCAAAGCCTGCAAGGTGCCAGCCGCGTCTAGCCGTTTGGAAAGGATATTCTGAACCAGTGTAGGAGTGGTTTGATTGAACGGAACCTCGTAGGCTAGATCCACAGCGGCGTACGCTCGCCACTCAGCAAGGCTCATTTCAATCCCGTTACGGTTACGGTCAGCTAGAAGATCGACCAACTTACGGATCTTGGTTGGGTATTTGGCTCTGTCCCCGTCAAAGATTTTCTTATAGGAGCCGCTGGAAATGCCTCTCCTTTTAAGGAGGCTCATGTCAATCGCCATGGGATGCCTCCATTACTTTATCGCGCCAATCCACGTTTAAGTTTCCAGATTGGCTATCGCTGGATTGGAATAACGTTTCTTGGGTGCGGGCTGTTCTTCCTCCTCCGCTTCCTCTTTAGGAGTGGCTTCTAGCACCTCGAACTCGCCCGGGGAGATTTGCCTAACCTTGACCTCTACCGTGTATTCCTCGCCGTCATCCCAGTTGCCGATAGTGTCAGCCCATGCGTCATTAGTGGGGTCTAACGATAGCCGGTTCTCTACCGCGCCCGGTTCGTCGATAGCTTCAGAAGCATTGCCAGTTTGATACCCAGGACCAGATTCCTTCATAAAATTTAAGTGCAAACGCCGGACTTATGAATTACTAGTAGGTTACACAGTCTAGTTAGACAAGAGCAAATATGGCCATTAGTAAGACCGGCGAATGGTCCCCAGACCTTTTCCCTAAGCAGTTAGAAGCTCTTTCCTATTGCCAACCTAGTAAAAGAAACTTCATTTTACTCAACGGGCCTCGTTGGGCTTCCAAAACTTGGCTCGCGCACGCCGCAGCGATTCAACATGCTTGGGAGACTGACAGAGCTGATATTTGCATCCTAACCTTCACCCAATCGTTAGGTATAGATTCTGGAGTTTGGCAGCACCTTACAGAGATATTCCTTCCCGAATGGATAGGGGGAGAGGATCAAGACGGTAACTCGTTCGGGGGCAGGTTCGGAATGGAGTGGGCGAGAAAGCCCTACATTCAGGGCGTAACCAAAAAGCCGTCATGCTCTATCATTAACAAGTTCGGGACCATTTCAAAGTTCTCCCTGCAATCACTTAGGGTCGAAGCTGACGTTGAAAGGCTGTACAAAAGTAAAGCGTATTCGATGATCTGGGTCAACGAGTTGAGCAAGTTCAAGGACCGAAAAACGTTTGATACCCTGAAGCAGTGCTTACGAATGCCGCATTTAAAAACCGAGCAGCATTTATTTCTCGCAGATACAAACCCAGACTTGGAACTAGGCACAGCCTCTCCATGGTATCAGCTTTGGTACGGTCTGCTCGGGAATGATGATTGCCCGCCTGAGTTGAAGCCGTTGCAAAACTCGCTTCGCCTTATCGAGTTCACGATTGACGACAACCTCGCTCTGACTGACGAAAAGAAGGCCCAGCTTCGCGCAGACTTCTCACATGACCCAGACCTACTCGCCGCTTATTACTACGGGAAATGGGTTACAGCCTCACAAGACGCGCTTTTCTACGGAGTGTTCAAGCCCAACATTCACGTAGTCGGAGATTATGAAACCCCAGCGATACCCGATCCTGATATTTTGGTTCCAGATGATAACTGCATTGAACTCACATGCGGCCTAGACCCGGGTGCTCGGAACTGCGCTGCTGCATTCTTAGAAAAGATCACGCTGAAACGAGATGGCAGGGACGTTCCAGCATTCAAATGGATCGATGAACTGGTCATTGTCGGGCAGGATTTTGAGCTTTCCGACTTTGTTGAGGAACTTGTTCGCAAGATGGAATTCTGGGAAACCGTTCTTGGCAGGAAAGTGAACTGGAGGTGGTGGTCTGACCGAAGCGTGTTCGATATGAAGGTGCCGTTTGCCGGAGATTTATACTGGCACAACTTCATTTATGATTTAAGCGGTGGGAAAATTGTTTGCATGGCGGCAGAGCGCGGGAGGGGAAGTGTTGCGACCAGGGTTGATCTGTTCAGAAAGATTTTATGGGAGGACCGGATCAGGATTTCTGCAAACAAGTGCCCGCACGGAATTCAGATGATTAAAAGTATTCGCAGGGGGAAAACGCTGGGTGCTGTCATTGACAGGGCGAGCCAGTGGAAGCACTCGTTTGATAGTGTGAGCTATCCGATAACTTCAGAATGCTGTGATGAGTTAAAAAAATCGGTGATTGTGAATTATAAAAAGAAATCCGAGATGACTTCCGGCCTGCTTCAAGTTGCCATGTGATGACTTACTCCCGGTGGAAATTCGCCCGCGCCTTGCTCATAGCTGCTTTGTTCAGTGATTTATCCACTATCGAACCCTATCGCCGTGCGTGGAGAGCATTAAAGGCTATTCTTGGACGATTGGATGTGGGCGAGAAATGTTCACCGGAAAAGTCCGAGGCTAGAATGAGGTGTTGTGAAGGGTGCAGCGTTTACTCTCATAGATTCCAAACATGCGGTTCTCCGTTGGACTCCAAGACCAAAGGATTGGGGTGCTTCTGTTACCTACCTGTTATAGCTCAAATCGAATCTCATACGTGTTGGCTGGACCAAGAGGGGCTAGGTGATGTGTGGGGTTGGTCTAAGATCGTAGATAAACACTTGCCAACCTCCTAGACCTTAGCGTAGGTTCGCATTGCCATTTCCGGCTGGCTCAGATAATTGAGCTTAACTTTCCTATTTCCGGCTGAACCGGGCCAAGCCCGATCCATTGTCACCGTTAGCCTTGCCCGTGTGGACCAGCCCGGTCCTACGGGCCAGGGCGACAATCTATTACATTTATGGGAACACCAGTAACTGACAGCTACGGTGCGTACGCGCCTCAGATCAATTCAGCTAGTGTGGGTGGGAAATATACCACCGAGACTATCGCGGGAATACCACAGTTTGAGAACGGTAAACAATTCACCACCAAAGCTGGGACGATACAGAATTTCGAGGCGTTCAACTCCAGTAATGATGAAGTGTACGTAGCCGTTTACGACAGTGAAGACGGGGACAATCCTGATTCCGGGGATAGAGTCCTGAACGTAACCACCCTTCCAGCTAAAGGGTTTGAATCCATGTTTGACGACGAGATCGAGTTCAATCGTGGACTCTACGCCAAGGCGTTCACCGATCCCGGCCTAACCACCCCAGCGGGGGACGTTATGTCGTACTACGCGAAGTGGACTTTTTAAGTTTATGCACAGACTTATACTGCCATTTTTACTACTGACCCTAGCCCTTCCCGCCATGGGCGGGGTGATTGTCGGTCCAGCGCGTGGCGGGGGAGTTGCCGTCACCCCGGGTTCGGGAATAACAATGAGCACTAATGGGGCTGGAACATTGGTTACAATCAGCGGTGGCGGTGGCGGTCCTCAACTCTGGTACACCAACGCATCTGATGGTTCGATAATGAACACGAACCAATCCCTAGGCAAAGTATCCATAGCTGGGACTAATGCGGTGATTACGGCGGATACAGGGCCACATGCTTTGGATTGGCTGTTCGTAGTGCGAACTAATGGAACATCCGATTTCTGGCTGAGGTCTGACGGGAGTAGCTTCATTGGTCCAAGGGTATTTGATGACGTTACGGCAGATGACTTTAGTGTTTTACGCCCGTTTCATGCAGTAACAATGACAGATAGCAACGGTCCAAACAGAATTTTCCTTTCTGGAATCGCAGAAAATAGCGGTGATGCTCTTTTGTATCAGGGTAATTTTTCATTACAGGCTTTAGCAAACCCGGATACTTCGGCGGGGATTCTTAGGCTAAGGGGCGACCTGACAAATGGGCGGTCTGACTTGGTATTTATCAAAGCAGACCCTGGCGGACCTGATGGAAGCATTTTTTTGATAGAAACCAACGGCATAGATGTTTTTTGGGTAGTTGGTGACGGAAATATCAGAAGGATACGTAATGTACCGTATGAATGGCCAAGGACCAACGGAGCGGCAGGAAAAGCCTTAACCACAGACGGGGGTTCCCCTCAGCAATTGTACTGGGACACATTCGCGTCTCCTTCTTCGGTTACTCAAGCTATCAACAACAATGCCCGTATCGGTCCCGGCACACTTAATTTCATACCCAGATTCCTGAACCCAACCAACGTCACAGATTCAAGGGTTCATCAGGTAGAGACAAACCAATGGAACTGGAATGTAAGGACCAACTATGGTGCAAATACCAACTCGTGGACCAATCGAATCTATTCGTCCTTTACCAGCACAAATCTTTTTCACGCCGTTGATTATGTTATCAATGAACCGGGTGCAAATAAGTACAATGGAATCTTCCCTGTGCGCGGTTCAGGTGATACCACATTGGCGCAAAACAAATTCAGACTGTACGACTCATGGGACGTAAACGGAGTAGGCCAAGGAACCGCTCCCGATTCAGCGGGGGATTGGCTTCCTGTTACTGACGGGTTTCAAAGTATTGGCAATGGATCAAAACGACCCAAGGACGTTTTTATCAGTCGATGTTACATAGCAACCCCAAGAGACGATTCTATCATATTCGGAGACGGCTATCAGGGTCATGGATTCGGAGTAAGTAGTGCCGGATCTTTGTACTTCACCGGACCAAGCCTTGCCGGGATTCAGTTCAACCAATCCGGTCTTTTAGGCGCGGCACAACTTGATATTGGACAGTATGGTGTCGGGTTTGGAGCTGCTGGCAGCAACGTCTTAGCCTCTATCAGATACGGCGCAACCGCTGGTTTGATTGCAGTAGGCACAAACTCGGCTGTGAATGCGCCAACCTCCGTGGGAGTGATCAGTGCCAATGCCAGCGGGTCCGATCATGGTAGCCCTGATTTTATATCTGGATCTGGTGCAAGCACAGGAACTGGGACCAACGGAAGCTGGAGGGTGCAAACTTCTGAGAAGGCTAACGCTACTTCGTCCACAGCTAATACCGCTACAAGGAAGGACCGGATATTTGTTATCGCGGACCCGATTGTATTAACAACCAACTCAGCCACTGTGGTTTTTAACGCCACGATCCCGACTGCGCTTCGAGGATTTGGCGGGACAGTATTTGCACACACTGAGATTGAGAATGGTGTGGATATTGCGACCACGGATGACACATTTACAATATCAGCTAATAGAAAGGGTTCGACTGTGGTGGCTGGGGCGATTAGCACTGTGCAAACCGCCAGCAGCACATCGGGTGGTTCTGCCGCTATAGCCAATACTTGGACGCTGGTAGCCAACGCTCAAAGCGTGGACCTGAAGGTGACTTGCGTTACGTCTGGGATTCTTTCAACCAATTCAACCTGTCGAGTAACCTTTATACCAAACTCCAGCGCAGTCCCGGTCATAACGCACCCGTGATGATTAAAAAATTTACTTTATTATCTCTGTGTTTGGTTCTTTTTACTGCTGCTAAACCGGGCGGCGGCGGGACTGCTGGGTGGAAGGTTTTTACTACGAACCTTTCGCGGTGGACGGCAGCCAATGCGCCTACACCAAGTCCCGGCGATGTGGCAACCTGCCCTATCAGTTCGGTTTACGCCAATTACACAGCGTTTTTCGTGACGAACAAGACCGAGAATATTCTTGGCAAGACTATCACTGCGACTTTTACGGTCACTCCGACAAGCGGAGATCCGGGATATGTCTGGGGAGGATACAACATTCCGGGTGGAGGATACGGAACTGTTGCCGAAGCTAGGTTGTATTTTTCGAGTCGAACAGACTACTCCAACACCAGAAATGTTGAGACTTACTGGTTCGCGGCGAACGGCACGATAGTTGATGACGCACTGGGCACCGTAACAATATCAACAACTGTTCAGCCCATGAACTGGTCACACGGGTATGGCTGCAATGGTTCGACCTGCCTCGCTGAGTTCATGGCGGCTGCACAAGGTTGTGTGACTTATGGAATCGCCTTGGGTAGTGAGCAGTTTTACGACACGGGCGTAGCCACTACGAACGGAACAGCAACGCTTCATTTGCAGAGTTTCACAGTGCAGTGAGTGTGCTCGACTATATCAACAAGCGACTGGCCCAGTTGCGAAAAGATAAAGCCTCGCCCTTGATTGTGTCTGACGGTGAGCGGGAGCTGTTGAATCTCAGGAAATGGTTAAAGCGAAAAACCAAAGTGAAATGATCAGGGACGAAGTACTTGAGGAACGCATTAAACACGAGCGGGATCAGCGCGATTCCCTGGTTAAACTACTTGATGAACGAGACAGAGCAAATAAGGAAGCTATCCGAGCCGCATTTGCTTCAGCAGAAAAAGCCAGCGAAAAGACCGATCAAGCCTTGAAAGAGTACAAGTCGTCCTCAAATGAGTGGAGAGCGACACTCAATGACATTGTGGCTAGAATGATAACCCGGGTTGATTTCGAGGCTCACCAGAAGCTGATCGATAGTAAGATTTCGGACCTGCGCGAATCCAGAAGTTCGAACGTGGGCAGGGATTCGGGTAAGTCAGCGATTTGGGCTATTGTAGTTGTGTTGATAGGTTGGGGATTGACCATTGCGTTATTTCTAATTAAGCGATAGAGAAACCCTAAACACGCTGTCTAAGCGAGAAATCTGGAAATGAATGATACCCGAACTAGCCAGTATTCCAAAAGTGGAACCGGATTGGAATATTATCGTCCCGGTTGGTGCCGCCGTGTTCGGTACGCTCGTGGTGGTGGTTGGTTTTCTTTTCAGGATTTGGGATCGCATTAAAAAATGCTTTCCTGACAAGCTAGAGTTTGACTTTTTAAAAGCGGAAGTCCACGAATTGCGTGTACGTGTAGCAACTCTGGAAAAACAGGACAATAAGCTAGACAACATTTTAGCCGCACTTGAACGTAAACGCAGAACGCATGAATAGTCTCTTAATTGTCGAGGACGACGAGGCTTATAGGGAAAGTCTGCGTAAAAGATTGCTAGGTAGATACATTGTTTTCGGGGTATCAACTCTAGCCGAGGCTATAAAAGTTTTCGGCACCTGCATATTCAACGCCGTTCTTTTGGATACGGGTCTTCCCGATAGCCACCAATACGAAACCGTATCAAGAATGAAAAGGAAACATCCACAATGTGCCATAGTGGTACTCAGTGGAAACGAAGACCCCGGCATTGTTAGGAAGTGCATTACTGATTCAGCCAGCAGTTATCTCATTAAAGGCCGAGACGATCAAAACGTTGAAACCCTGGTTAGCGCAATCGACACAGCCATGGCTAACAACGCAATCTCACAAAAAGTTGAACAGGTAAGGAAAGCAATCGAGAACGGAACTGAGATATGACGAATAAAACTAGAAAGTGGATCAGGGCTGGTCTGGAAACTCTGATTCATGGCGGTGCTGCGGCATTGGGTTCGGCTATTTCGGCTGCGCTGATAGATAAAAGCAATTTCGCCTTGTTCACGCCTAACTCGCTTCAAATGATGGGAACCACATTCATGCTCAATGGCGGACTTCGCTTCGCGCAATGGTGGGCCAATAATCCGCTACCGCCTGATTCTGACAGCACGCCGCCGTTTGCTGGCACAGTGCCAACCATGAGCCTCAACCCAATGACAAAGGTTATGCAGATACCAAAGGAATAAAGTGGTGAACAGGAGTTTCCCGTCCACCACTTTGCCTTACATCACGCGCACCGGACCGCACCCTACCGCACCGCACCTTGCCGGACCACAGCTTACACTAGATTGCCGGTCCATGCCCCACCTAGCACTTGATTGCCAATGCACACCATGCCTCTCCTTTAACCATACCGGCCTTTCGGCCCGAACCAGACCATAGCGAAACACGCCTAACCATAGCGAAACACGACCAGACCATACCATTGACCACCTAACCTAGGCAATCCGCACATATCCGATCCTGACAGAACCAAACCAAACCACAGATCAAACCTCACCCTTCCCGAGCGGTCCTCTGACTTCCGCAGCAGGCATAGCCGCACCAAATTTCTGTTCCGGCTCTGACATTACACGATTGTTCCAATACGATTTTGCATCTTCTTCTTCGCCAGAAGTTGGACCACGCGCCCCGCACCAACCGCAACAAATCTGAACGCCATCCGAGTCACTTTTAATTATTGTCGGTTTGTTCTGGTAGCAAAATGGGCAGCGTAATAATTCAATCATCTAAAACCTCAAAGTCTGTCAGGATAAATCTTCCGAACGATGGTCGAAAGTCGGCCAATCCAATCAACTTTCCAGCCGCTTGAATCGTGGCGTTGAGAAGTGATTGGTTGATATATTCCGGCAGGTTTACCATGAGAATGAATGTTGCGGTCCATCCCTCGTTCATTGCTGGCCGATTGCGTGTGATAGCGTTCCGTTGAATAACTACCCTGCGTTTATCCATGTAATCCCAATCCTTTGTACCAAGGCTTGCAAGTGGGGTCAGGCTTACAATTGCAGCCTTGAATAGATCCGCCGCACTCTTGCGTGGCGATCTGGGATCTTGCTGAAACTTGGCAGCACCCACGATAGCTCCACGGAGGTATTCCCCGGGAATGCAAATCTCGTTTTTGTCATTTCTGTACACGTAGCTTTCCACGTCATCAGTTTTCTTTTCTTTGCTTCCCTTGCTGGCTTTTGATTTGGACTCCACACTTTCGCAGTTCCAGCGATGGAACAGAATAGGAGATACACCCTCAATCGTGGCCTGGACACGATACGGACACTGAAAGTCTATGCCATTCTCTGCGCCGTTTGTTGGGGATTCCCCTCCGATTTCCGTAACTCTATTTTTAACCTTGATTGCCATTTTATCACCTTTCCAAAAAATCAGCGCCGCCTCCTAATGGTTCTGTGATGAGCAGGCGCAATCGTAAGAAAGGCCCAAAAGGAAACGGCGCTGATAATACTAGCACTCTGCTCATCTATGTGTATCCTACTGTCGTGCCTAGGCAATGTCAAGAGAAACCTACCCTAGACGATCTACACCGTGCCGTGCTCAAAGAGATGGCGTCTATAGAAAAGACCCTAGAACTGAACGCCCATGATCGGAAATGCCTAGCTAAGTTGCTAAAACCAGAGATTGACGTAACCCAGTCTAAGGGGAATGTTAGGTCCACCAAATTATGAACAAGATAATCAGACTTCGCTTTAGACACCAACTAGCCCAGGAATGGAACAGATCCAGTGCCGCCAGTAAATTGAGGATCGCCTTGTGGTCCTTTGCGGCTGGACTGTTAATGCTGGGGGTTCTGTTCCTGACGGGGTGCCAAAGCCCGGGTGGACAAGCGATGAGCCATGCGGCTTTTACCGCTGCTGTGACCCTAGGGGAACAATTTGCGCTAGAGCAGCACCCTGAAGCCGTGCCCTACGTTCGCGCAGCCGTGCCGGTGGTGTGTTCGGTTGCCAACGGGACCAATGTCTCGCCTCAAGCCATTGTGAGCGCATTGGAGGCCGCTAATGTAACGAATGCCACGACTAAGCTGATTGTCAATTCGTCCCTAGCCTTGTTCAACGTGGTTATATCTGGAATCAGCACGAATCAGACCGAGGTGAAGCTGTACGCACAAGACCTATGCAATGGCATGACTGCCGGATTGCCTCCCGGTGAGCCGATTGGTGGCAAGGACCGAGCCATGGCTAAAAAGGCTCTCAAATCTGTTCCGTCTAACGTTCCCCATTTACGTTAATACTACAAGACACAGTTCTGGTAGTCGGGATTACTGCTGGGGTTCTCATGCTGGGTCTTGCGGTTTGTTACGCTTACGCTGCGTATCGGGATAATCACCGAAAATGACCAATTTATGAAAATATTTTTACTAGCAATTATAGCCCTTTCTTTTACTGGATGCGCCTTTCTTAAATCAACGACAGAAACAGGGCCGGAAGGGACGGTAACGACGCGGGTAACTTCTTACACTCTTTGGGATTCTGATGCTGCACTAGCTAAGTTTCAAAACCGGGGCGTTCTTACACGATCTAATGAGTGGGCACCCGGAACATCTATTGGTTCGCTTAGTCAAGCAAGCACTAGCACAAATATAAACGAGCTGATAAGCTCTGTGGTTGCTGCGGCAGTCAAGGCTGCGATTAAACCATGAGGATGGAAACGTTAAGCAGCCTTTGTGCAATACTGCTCTCGGGTTGTTTGTCGATCAACCTTCCGACTCCATCTCCTTTGTTAAAATCTGTTTCGCTGAATACCCAATCCGCCTCAACCAATATCCATCCCAGAGCGGTAATGGTCGGTGCCTTGGACAGCTTTGCGCCAGTATTCGCATTGCAATTCTCTGACACAGATCGCAGGCCGGTTGCGGTTTTAGAATTAAATGCGGACGACGCCTTGAACACCTACTCAGTTGTCGGCACTATCACCTACACAAACCTTCCCCCAGCACCAAAATGAATGAAGCATTGGTACGGCTGGAACAAGGACATGATTAAGCGCAGAAAGATTAAACGGTATGGGTGGACCCCGGATTTTCCCGATAACAGGGATCTGGTCTATGAAACCCGAAAGATGGGTCATATCCTTCCTGAAGTAGTGGATCTGCGTCCTAAATGCCCCCCGGTTCAAGATCAATCCAACCTTGGGGCCTGTACCGCGCACGCTATCTGTAGTGCTTTCCAATTCGAACAAATGCGCCAGGGGGTTGAATCGTGGCAACCTTCCCGACTCATGGTTTATTTCAACGAGCGGGACATGGAAGGGACGGTTGATTTTGATTCCGGGGCACAGCTCAGGGATGGGATTAAATCCATAGCCAGCCTCGGGGTCTGCCCTGAGACAGATTGGCCCTACGACATATCCAAGTTCACCGACCGCCCGCATGAGTGCGCCTACAAAACAGCTTTAGATCATCAGGCTTTGTCCTATCGCCGGATCGGGTTCATTAAGAACAGCATGATCGATTGTCTGGCCCAGGGACTTCCATTCGTGTTCGGGTTCACCTGTTACGAAAGCTTTGAATCTCAAGAAGTAACCAACACCGGCATGGTTCCGATGCCAAAAGAGAACGAATCAGTGGCTGGGGGGCACGCGGTTTTGTGCGTGGGCTACAACCAGCCCAAAAAACTGTTTTGCTTCATGAATTCGTATGGTACAGGGTGGGGAGAGAACGGATTTGGCTGGCTCCCGTTCGATTATCTAACCAACCCAAACCTTGCTGATGATAGGTGGCAGGTTTCTAAGGTAGAGGGATAGGGTTATCCCTATCTGAATCAGCTAGACAGGGGATCTGTTAAGGACTAGGGTCTAGCAACCAAAAGGACCAACTATGAACTTTTTAATGACTTTAGCTGAAATAAAGCTGAACGCTGGCAGCGATAACGGGTTCATCCAGCAGCTTATTACCCTTCTTATCATAGGAATCTGTGTTGGGATTGTGTATGCAATGGGTTACTGGTTTTTTAATCGTCCAAGTATCGCCGGAAAAGCCCCGATTGCCATGACGATCTGGAATGGCTTATTTGTGCTGGTCGGGGGAATAGTCATAATCAACTTCCTACTCAGCTTAGGGGGCCACGGCTTTATAAAATGGTAATTCAATGACTCGTCACGAAAAACCAAACGACGAAGGTCTAGCTGGATCTGTAAAGGATTTGGCTCAATCAATTTCCCGGCTGGCAAGCGCAATTGACTTGCGAGACGGGGAAGAAAATAAACTAAAACAGATCCTTAACCGGATCATTCAAACAGAAAGTACTATTATGTCCGCAATCTCAGATTTTGCAGCAAAACAAAAAGCATTCAATGACCGGCAGGGTGCGGCCATTGACGGTGCAGTAGCATCCGTTACCGCCCTGACCGCAGACGTTCAGGCGTTGAACGATAAAATCACTGAACTCCAGAATAGCCAGGGCGGGGTCACACCTGAAGATCAAGCCTTGATCAATGATCTGGAAACCCAGGGTGACGCAGTAGCAACCCGGCTAGAGGGTGTAGCCTCGGCATTGGCCGCTCTGGACGCGCAGACCCCTCCAGTGGTTCCGCCTACTCCCTAATGCACATTTTGGCAGGCGC